TATCGCTCGGTCATGGCAGAGTAGCACTTAAACACCTGCTTCGGCCCGTTGGTCATCTGTCCCGTCTTCCGGTCAACAAATGCCAGGCACTGCTCTGCACCGGGACAGGTAGTTCCAGATGGCAGTGACCATGACCAAGCCTTGGGATCGAATAGGTATTGGTTTGCCTTGGTAAATGCAGGTTCCATTAGAACTTGCCAAGCCTCCTCGGTTGAAGTTTCGCAACAAGGTGTTCACCATCCTGGCGCACAGGAATGACCATGCCGGGAACGAAGTAGCGGGAGTCTTTGCACTGGCACCACCGCTCCTCGTCACCGTATTTGACGCGCAGCATCCTCCTGTTGGGAAAGCGAGTCGCCAGCACAGTAGCAGTGTCGTTCTCAGCCAGAAGACGCTCCAAGGCGTTTGTAGCGGTTGGCTTAACCTCGATGACCTGCTCCTCGACGGGATCAAGAACGACAGGAACGACCTCGACAGGATCACTTTCCAGCACCTGTTCAGGTTCCTGCTCCTCGATGGGAGCAAGGATCTCCTTCAGCCTAGCCATGCCAGCAGCATTGATGTAGGGCTTGTTGTAGCGTCCGACTGTCCAGTGCTTGCCGCGCTTAAGGTTAGCTTTAGCCTCCTTTACGGCGTTTAGTGTAGCACCAAGCTGACTTGCGGCTTCTTCTAGTGTAATGGCTTTCATTTGGCGTGTTTCTGGCGGTAAGCGTTAACGCACTGACGAGTTACACAGCGGTCGTGAGCAATCTCGATGTCGCTCTTCGACCAGTCTACGTCGTCCCACTTGGACTTCCGCTTGCTGACACTGCCCTTGGCAATGCCAGCCTTCATGCGGCGGTTACGGACTACGGTTTGAGACAGACCAGTTAGCCGGGCGATCTCGGCGTCGCGTAGAGTCCAGTCTTGCTGGCTTACCCAATCTTTAATTTGTTTTTGTGTCATACGGACTTGCACTAAGGGCAGGGTTATAGGTTCGTCAAGTTGTTTTTCGTCATAAGAGCGACGGATGCTCTTGATACTCTCCTGAGAGGTATGCTGCCAACGCTTTTGCTTGTCTGCCGTTCTCAGTGCCTTGCATCCATCCAGTTCCATCTACCGACTCAACACCCAAGCGTTCGCAGACAAACAACTTCTCTACCTCATTCACTCGACCTACATGAATGCGGCGACCTGTCTCTGCCCACATAGGCAAGGAACGCCACTTCCATGATGTCGTGCCTCCCACAAATACCACCTGAGCGTCACCAGGCAGGTCATCGGCTTGCATCCCATCCTGCACAGCAATCGCCAAAGGCCAATCAAAACGAGCTGCAACCTTGGAATACACCTTCCACTTAGCCAACGTCGCTTCCCGGTCAGCAACAACATCCGGCACAAGTACCCAACGAGGTGTAAAACCGCTTTGCTTGATCGTTCGCAGCATGGCCAACCACGCCTCCTCACTCCACTCTCTGCCCGTCGTCCAAGCCCCAAAAGCATCGTTATCGAGAGCAAACGGCATCCATGGACGCAACTTCGTTTTTGACATTGCAGACGGGCCAACTAGCCAGCCGATCTTGCCAGGATAGCGCCCTGCCCAGTAATGCACGATGGCACTGGAGTTGTTGGACGGCATCACCATCAAGGGTGTCGATTTGTGTTCACGGGCCATGATCTGGCCCCAATGTAGTGTTGTCATGTTGTGAGGTGTGTGGCCTGCACCATGCTTGACGCTAGAACAGTCTGCAACAGTTATTTGTCGTTCTCCTCATCTAGCAGGACATCCTCCAGTTGCTCATGGATGTCCACCATGTCGTCGATGATGTCCTCGATGGCGAGGATCGTTTGCTCGTCATCAGGGTCAATCAGGTCACGTAGATGATCCAGCAGGACAGAGGCGTTGCGGAGGATATCGGACATGGTGCGGATAGACTCTTGCGTCACCAGGACGACATCAGGGCTTTTGGCGAAATTTTCCACAGGGGAGAATGCATCAGGCTTTTGCTTCGCTTCGCTTTGCTGACCCCCTCCCCCCCTATCAACGGCATCCATCGTCGCTTCGAACTCGTCCCAAGTGTGTTGTTCGTTCATAATCAGTGTGTTACAGAAGTGCAGTCGCTTTACATTATGCTCATTGTATGTAGTTATGGCAGGGGCTCCACCTCGGTGAACTCGCCCTCGATGGTTATGCCCTCAGCGTGAAAAAGGCTGTTTACGCTTTGATGGTCAACACGGAGACGGTGTTCGACCACCGTTTGCGGCTGATCGTGGAGTGCCTGGATTTTATCAATGGCAATGGCGATGGCGATGGGTAAATTCGCCAGTGGTATCTGCTCTACCTGTTCCTCTAGCTTAGTCGCTCCCTTGCTCACGAACCGGCTCAGTGTCGCTGCCGTGCTTCGCTTCCAGGCCGCTAGATTGAAGCTAGGGTCAGCATCCTCAGCCCTGTCTCGGATGGCACTGACAGTGTGAGTGCTGAGTCCGTATTCCTGTGCCACTGCAACCATGCCATTCCCGGCCTTTAGTGCGGCTAGAACCTTCTCTTTGACCTCCTGCGGCACAGCTTCACCGCTAGACTTCGTGGAGTCCGTCTTGAGCCTCTGGTAGTCGTTTTCGTCGTCCTTCATCGCTTCTTGGTCTTCTTCCCCTTGTTAGTGGTTTGCTCGTCCTCAATCGCCCTTATAGCCAGTTTCAGTGCATCAGCCTGCACCTTGTTCCATGCTGGCAGCAGCAGTTGCTCCAGACACCTCACGATCTGCTCCTCCTGTCCATCTGCAAGTCCAAATGCAACACCTGATATCTTCAAGGCTGCATGGGTCATCTCATGGAACAGCGTCTCCAGTAGTGCCTCTGGGTTGTCCCTGATGACAGGATCGAGGGTAATCTTCTTCTCATCATGATAGTAGGTGCCGAAGTTGTCTCCTGCTTCCCACTCCAGTGCTATCTTCCTGCCTGCAATGTTAATGTATGCTTTCATGGTGTTGTAGGTTCCCTGAACTTGTAATACTGGCCGAGAAAGTCTAGGTCGAGAGTCCAGAAGCGTTCTCCAGTGCGGTTCTTCTGGCAGTTGACCTTTCGAGTAGCATCGTTGTCGCCAACCTTCTCCAAGAACAGGATATGATCAGCATCCTGGCCAATCGCCCTGGATTCCCGCAACTGGTTATTGTCGTTAAGCTGTGAGGCAGTCAGCACGACCTTCTTCGACCTCACTGCGGTGCGCTTGAGTCTGCGTGAGATACTGGCAACGAGTTCCTCTCTGGTTCCACCCTTGCGTCCCTCGTCCTCCAAGAGCTGCAAGTAGTCCACCATGATAACGTCAGCACTGCATTGCTCGATGTCGTTGAGAATGTCCGTTGCCGTGGCTCCGTCACAGTCAACGATCTCAGCCTTAGCCTTGTGCAGCCTCTTGATGCTCTCATGCAGTGCGGCTTGCTCTGCTCTGGACATCATGCCCTTCCAGACTAGCTGGTTGTCGAGGTTACCCTGACTGCACAGGATACGGTAAGCCTGCTCCTGCTGGGACATCTCTAGCGGATACATCCGCACTGCCTTTCCCTGCTCGATAGCGGCTTCAAGGAAGTTCTGCATCAGCACTGATTTGCCATCACCTGGCTTGCCAGCAATGACCCAGACTCGGCCCGGTTGCATCCCTTGAGTCTTGCGGTCAATGGTCGGGAATCCCGTGCTGATACCCGGCAATGCTCCTCCTCTCATCATTCTCGTTTCGATCTCGTCAACGGTGTCGAGCAGTGCTGTTCCGAGGGTCTTGCTTGCCAGAGGCTTGCCGGGAATGCGTCCAGCTTCGGTGAGCATTGTCTCCGTCCTCTGAACCGCAGCATCGAGGTCTTCACCACCGATGATTGCAGCCTCAAGCTCATTCTTCGCGTTTTGCAGGCTTTCAATGCGTTTCCGCACCGCATACCCTTGGCGCAGGCTCTGAACGAGTTTCGGTGCATTTCTGTGCAAAGCAGGTGCCGTCCAGAGTTCTGCCAACCGTGCTGGCCCACCAACCCTGTCGAGATCACCGGAATGGCGCAGCTTTGCGGTGGTCATCACCAGGTCAGGTTGCTCGTCCTGTGCGGCAGCGTTGACCAACTCGGTGTAGAGAGGTCGGTTGTCGGGGCTGAACATCTCAGCCGTGATGGCATGGAGGCTTTTGCGTAGTGCCTCGGGGTTCTGGGCGAAGATCGCCAGCAGGGATTCTTCAATTGCGTCTTGCATGGTCAGAGGTTGTAGCGGTTGACTGCTGCGGTGTCGAGCGGTTTCTCGTCTAGCCAGCGTTGCTGGTTGAGGTAGGTGCCTGGGTGCGGGATGTATTGCCCTCCATCCTTGAGCCAAGCGTCTTGCTTGGTCTGCCATGCCAGAGCAGCAAGCACGGTGTCGAGGTCAGGCTTGAGCTTGTCCCAAGCCTTCTGTGCTGCTCCTTTGCCAATCTTCCGAGGGTAAGTTTGCCAGAACTCTTGGAAACCAATGGAAGGTTGTTTGGTTATTGGTTCTTGGTTAGAACTAATGTTCAACGTCTGTTCAACAGGTGTTGAGCGTCTGTTCAAGCGAGACTCTGCTGAAGCTCGTCCTGCCCTAGCTACAGCCTCCTTTTTAGCGTGAGCCTTGGCGATCTCCAACTCTGCTCGATGATGCACAAAACCATCATCAGTCTTGTCGAAATACTTCGTCAAAATGTATTCAACTGCATCATGATGCTGCATCATTCCGATGTTGCGAGCGATGTCTGTTGAACACGTGTTGAACGGATGTTCAGCAAGGTAATAGGCATCGAGCAAGCGACGATAGGCGAGGTCTTCCATGAGACTCAGCCCCTTGGTATGAGAGGCGTAGTCCCCGATATGGAATGGGTAGTAGTTCATTGTGCTGTGTTCTGTGTTGGCTTATCGCCTTTTGGGTATTCAGCTTGCGGATATTTTATCTTCTGTTTGATACAGTGTTTCCATCTTTTAGGGCCAACCAAGTAAATGTAACGGTGCTTCAGTGGACGAGGTGATAGGTAGAAGTCGTCGCCGTATTTTGCGCGCATCAAGGCGGCTCGATTCTTCTGACCTCGAAACTCATCGGCCACCGTTTGCCCATGAAGGTGTTCTTTGCCTTTTACTTTCCAGTCTGTCCGCTTGGCTGAAAGACCGTGGTAGGTAAAATTGCAGGCTTGGTAGACATACCCTTTGTGGTTCTGATCGGTGTCAGCAAAGGAGATGACGATGGTTTTCTGAGGCAGTAGTCGAAGGCTTGCACTGACCAGTCGGCTTGCCTCGTTCTTGAGGTTGTCACGCAAACACAGGCGATTCAGTTCAAGAATGTGTTGGGCAAACTCTGGGCCGGCGACACCATTTCGTAGTGGTGCGCTCGGCGGTGTGCCGTAGGTCACTACTCCGACGAGGGTGCTGTCTCGGAAAAGGCCGAAGGCATACGAGATGCTGGGCCAACGTTTGGCGTAGTGAATGCCCAAGATAAAAGGTCTACAGTCTTGCCTGCTTGTTGCCTTTACTGTGTAAATTGCTTGCTCCATGTTGTTCTATGCTTCTGTGTGGAACTCAAAACAGTCCTGCCCTGTGTCTGGCACGATCCCGCTCGTCCTGCTCCGTCCATGGATGGGTTGGGTGAATCGGGCATGAGGTCGATTTAGCGTAGACTCCCTCTTGGCCCATGTAACCCTTGCCATAGTGGTTGTCGATTACAGGGCATTTGCAGCCCTGTTGAACTGCTTCGTTTGAGCCGGGGGGTGGTGTTGTCATGGTTCAATGTCTCTGAGCCTGGCGATTTCTGCACGGGCATCCTTGAGCATCTTGTGGAGCAGTGGCACGCAGGTGCAGTGCTTCTCGTCAGGGCATGGGTGCTCGGCACCCTTGGCGGCGTTGCGCCAGTCGTCGAGTTCCTGCTCAAGTTCGGCAATGCGCTCGCGCAGATTGGCGGTATGGGTGGGTGTGTTCATTGTGCGGTGGTGTTGGTCGAGAGAGATTAGCAGACCTTCGCGTCTGCCTGATCGTCACTGAGTCTATACTCAACCGCATCGGCAAGGATGTATCGAAGGCAAGCCTCCGCACTGCTCTCGTTAATTTCATGATCGGCGGAGTGAGCCTGGTTGCGGGCTACCTCCATCCATTCGGACAGGGAAAGAGTTTCTGGATTGCGCCACTTACCATGGCCAGCGTCACGGAGGCGGATGGTAATCTCTCGATCACCCGGTAGGGCGGCAGCGTCCTTGATGGTGAGGATTGGAAAGGTTTTCATGGTCTGTGTTGGTGTGTGTTGTGGTTACTTGCAGTAAATTGCAGTCTGAACGCTGATGACATTGATGTCAGGTCGAGCGGCAAACTCCTCGCAGCCGTTACGCAGCATTCGCTCGATGCCTCGCTCAGTCAGGCGACGTTTGCGGATGAGGTGCCGTGTGAATTGCTCGTAGGCATTGTAAGACGGCACGAATGCGGTGCAGGTAATTGTGTGGAGGATCATGGTCGTATGTTGTTGTGTTGTTTCCCGCGTTGGTCGGATGCGCGGCCCCCGGTGAATCAGGCAATCGCTTGTTCTGCCAACCGCACCCAGCGGTGCAGAGGCAGTTGCTTTAGGTAGCACACCATGATGGACTCGCCGACTTGGTTGCCCTCGGCATTGATGAAGTAAAAATACCCGTCGCCCCGAAGACCTTGAATGGTCAAATCGGTGTGCTTGATGGCGCGGTTGATTTGAGATTTTGTCATACTGATGGTGGCGTTGTGTTGTGGTTTCCTCTGACAACCCCATCATGCCACATCCCTCAGAATACGCAAAATCTTTTTTGCTGATTGTGCGTAAACCATTGAAAATCAACGAAACAAAAAAGCGCATTCAGCCCTTGTCAGGGTCGTCCTGAGGACGAAAAACCCGCTTTTTCAGCGGGGTTCCGTTCGGGTTGAATGCGTCCACTGCCCTGAGCGCATATTGAAGGCTATTGATGACCTTCTTGTTGCCCTCCCAGTCACCCAGGAGGTGACCCAGCAGCAGGTTGATATGAGCCTTCACCGTCTCCTTGTTTGTCCTTGTCATGTTGTGTTGTGATGAGTGGTTGATTCGTTTCCCTGAGAAGCGCAAACAGGTCTTCTGCACGCAAGATACAAAGCCAGTCCTTGCCGTTCCGCTTGTGTGCTACAACGGGCATTTTGCTGTCCCCAGCGTCTCTGGTTGCTTGTTCCATCCAGAGGTAGGGATTGCCTGCCTCGACTCGCTTAACCTCCCAGTGCAGGCCTGGCAGTGACTCGCAGATTACGTCTGGAGAGTCTGCTCCACCGCTGAACTGTTGTCCTCGTCGAGCGTCGAAACCTGCGTTGCGGAGTTGGTCTCTCCACTCTCGCTCACCTCTTGCGCCTTTTGCTCTTGAGTTGATCGGCATCGGAAAATCAGGTCGTAGTTGCTTTCGTATTGGGCCCGGTTGACCGGCCTTGGTGAATCTCCTTTACCTGCCATTCAGTAATCCTCCTCAAGCGGTGCCATGGAAATAGGTGCGTCAATCTCTTCACTCGTCTTGAAATGGTCGAGGATGCTGTCGATGCCATAGCCCAGTGCAAAGGCACCAGCACGGCAGGCTGAGACAAGTTCATCGAGGTGAGCGTCATCGTCGATGACAAGCTCGATGAGGATAGGCTGGCTGGTAGTGCGTTCAAATGTGATGGTCATGTTAGTGCTTGGTAGAGGTGTTTCGATACTTTTTCCCACTTCGTCTTCGGTGGTGCTTCCAGCTTGGTCTTCACCTCAAGCTGGTGCTTCAGGTCACGGACTTCTCGTTCTAGTTCAGCAATGCGTTGCAGG